GGGACTAAACGCCCTGTTCGGTTTGGAGTATGACCGCTACGATAATGAACATGCCGAGATCTATGATCAAGAAAATTCAGATCGTGCGTTTGAAGAAGAAGTAATGCTGGCTGGATTCGGAGCTGCCCCCACTAAACAAGAGGGCTCTGCAGTATCATTTGATATTGCGAACGAATCATTCACAGCACGTTACACACATGAAACCATTGCACTTGCATTTTCGATTACTGAGGAAGCCGTTGAGGATAACCTTTACGACAAACTCAGCTCTCGTTATACTCGTGCGTTGGCTCGTTCCATGGCTAATACTAAGCAAGTCAAGGCAGCATCTGTTCTAAACAATGCTTTTGACTCTAACTTCTTGCTTGGTGATGGTAAGGAATTGTGTGCAACGGATCATCCCACTACTTCAGGTGGTAATTTTAAAAACGAATTGACTACATCTGCTGATTTGAATGAAACATCTCTCGAGCAATCCTTGATTGATATTTCAGCTTTCATTGATGAGCGTGGTCTTAAAATTGCTCTTCGTGGTATGAAGATGATTATCCCACCAGCACTTCAGTTTGTGGCTGAGCGTTTGATGGCTTCTAATCTGCGTCCTGCTACTGCAGACAATGATGTCAATGCAGTCCGTAATATGGGTATGCTTCCTGACGGTTATGTGGTTAATCACTTCCTAACTGATACAGATGCATTCTTCATTAAAACGGATGCACCAAACGGCTTCAAACATTTTGTTCGTACACCGATGCAAACTGCTATGGAAGGCGATTTTGATACAGGTAACGTGCGTTACAAAGCTCGTGAGCGTTATAGCTTCGGCGTGTCTGACCCGCGTTGTGTATTTGGTTCTCCTGGAGCTTAATACATTGTATTATGAAAAGGGCGGCTTGCGAGCCGCCCTTTTTTTGTTTATAGTTTTGTAATTCCTGACAGCTACATTGGGTAGCTGACACTAGCCAAGACAGGAGACTTAAATGGCTGTAACTACTTTTAATGGAGCGGTACGCTCTGAAAACGGTTTTAAAGTTATCAACAAAAACAGCACTACAGGTGCGATAACTGAAACCTCATCTATTGCTTCTACTGGTATTTTTACCAATAAATATATCAAGCACGTTGGTTATGCTTCTGGTGTTACTGTAAACACCACAGCAGGTGATAGCCCCGCTATTGCTACATTTGTACAACCAGCAAACACGATCCTTACTAACATTAGAATATTTTGTGATGTTTCTCCAGTTATTGGAACAGGTGATATTGGTTATGAGGTTGGTACATCTAGTTCTGGCGCACAAATTGTTGCGGCGGTTACTGATGAAATCCTTGATGGTGGTACAACCGTCGTTATCGGTAATGTAACGACTACTACTTTGGTAGCAACGACGCAAAGTGCGACTACTGCACCAGTTTCTCCACGGTATACGTCTGCTGCAAGAAATATTTTTTGCAACATCACCAATACGGTGGATGCCACAACAGCGGGTTCGTTCACCTTTATCATTGAGTATATTCAAATTGCTTAGTGTGCAATAGAGAGGGGTTAGCCCCTCTCTTTTTAAAAGGAGAATAATATGGCTGGTTCAGATGTAAAGGCTTTTACAAGAACTGCAACAGGTGCGTTTTTCGCTGGTCCTTCTAGGATTAGAGGTGTGTATATAAAAACAAATGCTTCTGGAAGTCCCGCTTTTATAATTAAAGATGGTGCTTCTGGTGATACGGTTTTGAGCATAGTGTCAACTACAGATCAAACAGACTCAATATACGTTCCCGATGAAGGTATTAAATGTTCATCTAGTCCTACCTTGACTACCCTAACGGCTATTGATTCTATCACGGTATTTTTGTCATAATGCCTAGTGCAAAGGATGTAAAAAGAACTCCTTCCGGTAAAATATCATACCGAGGGGAGACTTTTCCTGGATTCAACAAACCGAAACGCACTCCTGGAGCTAAGAAAAAATCAGCAGTATTAGCTAAAAAGGGTGACCAAATAAAACTTGTGAGGTTTGGTGACCCCAATATGAGTATTAAAAAAGATATTCCTGCGAGACGTAAATCTTTTAGGGCTCGTCATAATTGTGCTAGTGCTAAAGATAAATTTAGTGCGCGATATTGGTCATGTAAGGCGTGGTAACATGAAAGCAGATGATGTTTTAAAGTTGTTAGAAAAACATGAGGCAGATTGCAGTGAGCGTTATGCCCAAATACAAAAACAACTTGATAAATTAGATATGAGATTGTGGGGTATAGCGGTGTTGATTATAGCAGCGGCGGCTGTACCGAGGCTAATGTAATGGCTATGACAAGAGGTAATATGGCAAAGCAGATTAAGACTGCTCCCTCTAGTCGCAAGAAAAAATCAAAACGCAAAATCCCTGCTAAATATCTTGCAGGGTTAAGTCCTGAAGATAAGAAAAAACGTCGTAAAGAAATACAACGTAATTCAAAAAAATCAGCAAAGGATCCTTCCGCTTATGTTTTCCCAAGTGATACTAATAAGTCAGGAGCTAGAAGGAAAACGAAAGAATCCGTGCATACGAAAAAGTTCCGTAAAATGTTTGGGGGTAAAAAGACATAGTCATGGTAAAAAAATTATCTGCAAAGCAAAAAAAGTTAGCGGCTTTTGCACCGCCTCGTGGCAAGATAACTCGTGCAGACATAATTACTGCTGCTAAAACGAAAGGAAAAGCTAATGGCACTAAACGCAGGAACAAAAAAGTCACTAGCAAAAAAGGCTGAAGCGGCTCGCAAAAAAGGTAAAAAGGTTACAGCTGGACAACTCGGCAGAGTATATAATAAAGGGTTAGCGGCGTATAGAACAGGACATCGTCCTGGGACAACCCCCAGTCAATGGGCAATGGCTAGGGTGAACAGTGTTTTAACAGGTGGCAAAGCTGCCAAAGTAGATGCACATATTTTTGGTAAAGGTAAAAAGCCCAAAAAGGAAGAGGGTAAAAAGAAAAAATGAACTATTTAACAAGTAACGTCCCTTACTTTAAGTGTTGGGTAAGGCGGGAGTATACTTGCAACCACGAAAATTTCCATGGAGAATTTCTTCATGCAATGGTAATAGCTGTTACAACTATGCCAAACAGATGTTTAAGTTTTCAAGTTATATTCACAGGTTGTGAGAGTGATGAAGAAGGTGAAGAAAATGTTCATGGTGGTGCTATGTGGGCAAGGATGCCGATAACAGCTTTGGTTGGTGATACTCAATTTGAGAGTTGGCCTCAGCCTATGGATGTATATCAAGCACAACCTTGGGATTGTATGTCACATACTCATGCCGTATATAGTTTGAACAGAGCAAAACCTTGTCCTTGGATTGCAAAAATCGATGGTGAGTTTTACCCTGCAAAATACTATTTTACTGTTGATTATACAGATAGTGAAGTGGCAGATGATCCAGCTCAACACAAACAAAGCCATGTGTTAGAGTTATTAGATGCTGGTGAATGGACAGGTAATATAGTGGCTTTGCCTAATAATCGTGTGAGGGTAACACATCCAGCATGGTATGTCACAGGGGAGGGAGCTCCTCAATTTAAACCCTCGCAACACATTCACTATTCAAAGTCTGATTTAGACTATACAATGGATGTCAATCAGATCTTTGATAATCTCTACGCAGAAGAGGAAAATGATGATGGCGAAGATGAAAAAGAAGATGTACGCTAAAGGCGGTGCCGTTAATAAGATGATGAAAATGTCTAAAGGCGGTGCTGTTAATAAGATGAAAAAAATGGCTAAAGGTGGTGCTGTCAATAAAGTTATGAAAATGTCTAAAGGTGGTGCTATCAATAAAAAGACAAAAATGGGCAACCCTAAAGTCGTTAAAGGTCCGTATAGTTAATGGCTACCTCTGGGTCAACTAACTTTGAGCTTGATGTAAATGATTACATCGAAGAAGCTTTTGAGCGTTGCGGCTTAGAGGTTCGTACAGGTTATGATGTAAAAACAGCTAATCGTTCTTTAAACCTGATGTTTGCTGATTGGGCAAACAGGGGTTTAAACAGATGGACGATAGAACAAAGCACCCTTTCGTTAACTTCGGGTACGGCTGTTTATACATTACCTACTGATACTATTGATATTTTGAGTGCTGTTATAAGAACAGGTACAGGAACTTCTCAATCAGATACTCAAATAACTCGAGTAAGCAGAGATACTTATATAAATATCCCTAGTAAAAATACACAAGCCCAGCCGAGTCAATGGTATGTAGATAGGCAAATAATCCCTCAGATTAAAATATGGCCTACTCCCGATACAACCTATACTTTAGTCTATGATAGATTAACCCGCATTGAAGATGCAGATTCTTCTATTAATACTTTAGATGTACCGTTTAGATTTTATCCTTGTTTAGCAGCAGGATTAGCATATTACTTAGCTATGAAAAAAGCTCCAGACCGTATACAAATCCTTAAAGCTGTTTACGAAGAAGAGTTTAATCGTGCTGCCTATGAAGATGTGGACAGAGCTAACCTTAGCTTAGTTCCGCGTAGAGATTATTATGGGTTTAGCTAATGGCTTATGCTTTAGGAAAATACTCACAAGCAATATGTGATAGGTGTGGCTTTCAATACCCCTATCTTGATTTGCGGCAAGAATGGAATAATTTTAAAGTTTGCCCAGAGTGTTATGAACCTAAAGCTAGACAGTTAGAACCTACCCAGACAGGTTCGGATCCAGAAGCCTTGTTTCAACCCAGACCAGATGTTGCAGAAACCACAGATGTTACTATTACTTTTCCAGTAACCAATGATGGTACTTTTTCAAAAGTCCCCTTTCTCCCCGAAATGCAAACTGGTGTTGGCTCTGTCACCTTTGGTGGGGATGTCACAACACCTGTTACTGAAGGTGTTACAGGCGTTTCCGCAACAGGTTTCATAGGAACCGTTACACCATCAGGTACAGGAACATCTATAGCGGCTACTTATACTGTTACAGTTGCTTCTTATCTCGGAGCGAATAAATATTACATTGATGGTGTTAGACAAGATACCGTCAGTTTGTCGGAGGGCAGCACTTACAGATTCGATCAATCGGATAGTAGTAATTCTTCCCATCCTTTACGGCTATCAACAACTTCTGATGGCACACATGGGGGAGGGTCACAATATACTACAGGAGTTAGCACAAGCGGTTCTCCAGGATCTGCAGGGGCGTATACCCAAATAACAGTAGCTTCTGGAGCTCCGACATTGTACTACTATTGTACAAATCATAGTGGCATGGGCGGTCAGGTGGATACACCATGAGTTATACATATACACAGTTAAAATCTTCTATTCAAGAGTATACCGACAATAATGAAACAAGTTTTGTTTCTAATTTAAATAGGTTTATTGAAGCAGCAGAACAACGTATTTTTTCAACGGTGGATTTAGAATATTTCCGTAAAAATGCTTCTGGAGCAATGACTTCGGGTAATCAATTTTTAGCAATGCCCACAGATTATTTAGCTTCTTTTAGTGTTTCTATTGAAAACTCTGGCTCTAAAGTATTTCTTTTACAAAAAGATGTTAATTTTCTTCAAGAATCTTACCCCGATAGTACCGTGACAGGTATACCTAAATATTACGCAGCATACGATGTAACCAACTTTATAATTGCTCCGACACCAAATGCTAATTTTTCTACAGAGCTTCATTATTATTATCGTCCTACCAGTTTAACAGATAGTAAAGTTACCATTACAATTAGCAGAGTTGCCCAGCCAACCAATTTCCAGCTTAACCAGACCATTACAGGTGGAACTAGTGGAGCGAGTACTACTATTAGCACCCTTACTTCAAACACAGAGTTTGTTGTTACCGTTCCTACTGGAACTTTTGTTGTTGGAGAACTTATAACAGGTGATTCCACTGGTACGCCTCCGACAGGAACTATTGTTTCGATTTCCCCTGACACAACATTGACATGGGTTAGTGAAAATGCTCCTAACGCTCTTCTATACGGTAGTTTATTTGAAGCCTATACTTATATGAAAGGTGAAAGGGATATGTTGGATTTGTATAATGGAAGATTTTCCGAAGCCCTTGGTAGAATAAAAGATCTAGGAGAAGCTCGCGAAAATACAGATGCATACAGAGCAGGGCTACCAAGTCGGGCAAGAACATGAAAATAGCTATAGTGGGTCTCGGTGGTAGCTTTTCCGATTATGTTTCTGCACGAATAGCTTCACAAGAATTTGATGAAATATGGGGTATAAATTGTATAGGTGGGATTATACACGTTGATAAGACGTTTATGATGGATCCAGTAAGTCGTTTCTTAGATACTGAAAATGCGGGAACCCAAACAGGGATAGCTCGTAAATTTTTAAAAGAAAACAAAAACCCTATAATAACTTGTCAGTTAGATAAGCGGGTTAAAAAACTAGAATTATTTCCTCTTAAAGAAGTCGCTACCGAGCTTGGGTATTGTTATTTTAATAATACTGTCGCGTATGCCGTAGCATATGCTATTTGGAGCAAAGCCACTCAAATTTGTTTATACGGAATAGATTATACTTACAAAAATGTTAATATGGCAGAATCAGGTAGGGCTTGTGTAGAGTTCTGGTGTGCGATAGCTGCAACTAGAGGTATAAAATTAGAAATAGCTCATGGTTCTAGCTTGCTAGATACAAATGTGCCTGAAAATGAAAAACTCTACGGATATCACAGATTAGAGGATCCTTTAGTACAAACTGTAAAAGAGGGTGGGTTGGTCATAACAAGACAGTCTGAGGTAGAGCCCCCCGAACCAGTGGAAAGTGACCCAATTATATTTGGAAGGCATGATAATGTTTGATTTGAGCGTAGGAACCGTGGGTTCTGTTAACATAATGACCTCCGAAAACGGTGGTTTATCTAACGATCAAATAGCAGATATGTTGGCAAATAAATTAATTTTTATATCTGACGATGCCCCTGAACCCATACGTTTACAAGCTGAGGCTTTTAGGGATAGAGTAAGGAATCTAGCGCAATACTATATAGAGTTGGCTAGGAAGGAAGAACGTGCTAGTATTTGCTCCAAGGTCCGTGAAGCTGGACAAATGGAACTAGCAAACGCTATTGGGAGACTGTAATGGCAATCGCACAAGCAATGTGTACAGCATTTAAACAAGAGTTGATGCTAGGGACACACAATTTCGCAACAAATGGTAACGCTTTTAAGTTGGCTCTGTATGCAGAGGGCAGTGGTGGTAAGTCTAGCACTACAGCAACTCTTGGAGCAACGACTACTGCTTTTGTAACAACGGGAGAAGTTGCTTCAAGTGGTACATATGCTACAGGGGGTGGCGCACTTACAAAAGTTGCTCCAACCACTTCTGGGACAACAGCTTTAACTGATTTTGCGGATATTAGTTTTACAACAGCTACGATAACTGCAATGGGTGCATTGATTTATAATGACACTAATAGTAATAAAGCGGTAGCTGTACTAGATTTCAGTTCTAATAAAACATCTACTTCAGGAACTTTTACTATTCAGTTTCCCACAGCGGATGCAAGTAATGCTATAATTAGGATTGCATAACGGAGTTTAGCCGTGTCGATTGTTGCAGGTTGGGGACGAGGCAGTTGGGGTTCTGGAGCTTGGAACCAAGCTGGTGTAGTAGAAGTCACTGGTGTAGTTGGAACAGGTGCAGCGGGTAATGTAACTTCTGAAGGGTCCACTGTTTTTGCTGTTACTGGTGTAGCTGGCACAACCGCCGTTGGTGATGAACTAACAAACTGTGCTGCAAATGTTGTTGGTGTTGGCGCGGTAGCTACAACAAGTCTTGGTGATGAAGCCGTCACTGCTGGAGCAGGAGTTGCAGTAACAGGGGTAGTAGGCACAAGCGCAGTAGGGAATCTAAATGTTACAGGTGAAGCAACTTTTGCTATAACTGGTGTAACTGGAACTAGCACAGTAGGGACGGTAAGTGTAGCAGAGGGAGTAGGAGTATTCCCAACAGGGGTAGTAGGCACAGGGGCGGTAGGAGAAGAGATTCTTTACAGGGAAATCATCCCATCACAGACACCAAATTTCACAGATGTAACCGTTTCACAAACACCCAACTGGAACGATATAGCAGCGTAAGGACAAAAAAATGGCAAGCACCTATGTAAATGATTTAAGACTTAATGAATTAGGTACTGGTGATGGCTCCGGTACTTGGGGAACAACAACTAATACAAATCTTGAGCTTATAGCTGAAGGTCTTAGTTTTGGCACAGAAGGTATAACAACTAACGCTGATACACATACATCAACGGTTGCTGATGGATCTACAGACCCAGCTAGATCAATGTTTATAAAATATACAGGCACTTTGGATTCGGATTGTACAATTACTATTGCTCCAAATACCATAAGTAGAGTTCATTTTATTGAAAACGGTACATCAGGCTCACAAAATATAATAATAAAACAAGGCTCTGGGGCGACAGTAACTATAGCTCCCGGAGATGTTAAAGTTGTTTACCTTGATGGCGCGGGATCTGGCGCGGCAGTAGTTGATGCTTTTAATTCGTTATCTGTTGCAACCTTAAACGCAACTGCATTTAACGCAACTGATGGCTGCACAATCACAACTGCTGATAACACTACGCAGCTTACTCTAACCTCAACAGATGCTGATGCTACAGAAGGTCCGCGCCTAGACCTACAGAGAAATAGCGCGAGCCCTGCTGATGATGATGTATTAGGCACAATTCGTTACAGAGGCGAAAATGATGCTGACGAAGATATAGTCTATGCAGAAATTGAAGCTCAAGTAAAAGACGTAACTGATGGCACAGAGGATTCAGAGCTACGCTTTTTTGTTAGAAGGGCTGGCGACCTCAAAGAAGCCATGATGCTGGGTCAATCATCCGTAGTATTTAATGAAGGTAGCGCGGATATGGATTTTCGCGTTGAATCTGATGCACAATCCAATTGTTTTTTCATTAATGGTGGTTCAAGTAATGTAGGCATCAATGGCTCACCAGCACATGAACTAGACGTTCTTGCAAACGATACGGATGGAAATGCTACAATAAGAGTTTTGGCGGGTACAGACTCTGCCTCTGTTGCCACAATGAGAATAACTACCCAAGCTACTGCTGGTGACAGGGAAAGCCGATTAGCATTTGGTGATGCCTCAAATGCAGATATAGGAAAAATTGCTTATCACCATGACGATGACTCTATGCGTTTTACTACCAACGCAGCAGAGCGTATGCGCCTCACTGCTGACACCTTTACTATGCTTAACGGTGCGTCTGCAAAGTTGCTTTTTCAACGTGATGACAGTACCACGATTGCTGGCAATCCTTTAGGTGCGGTTGAGTTTTCACACACAGACAGCACTGATGCTGGTACAGCCGCCAAAATACTTGGTGAGGGTGATGGTTCATCGGGTGAAGGGCGTATAGCTTTTTACACTGGAACACCATCTGCTCTTACCGAAAGTATGCGTATCGGAAGCAACGGTAATGTGGGAATCGGCACTACGGCAACCTCATTTCAACTTGATGTTAGAGGGAATGTAGCGGCTAATTATCTTGCCTATTTCTTTAACGATGGAAATAACTCAAATCGCTATGGGGTTTTAATTCAAGCTGGTGCAGATAGTGGTAGCGGAACTCTTATTGGTTTTTATGATGGTAATGGAACAGGCATAGGTGGAATTACATTTTCTGGTGGCACAGTTACCTATGGGGCATTTACGGCACAGCACCCTTGTATTATTCCTGACGCAGATAATAACCCAGATAGTGATTTACCTGCGTATCCGTATGGAACACTGTTAGAAACAACCAGCCTTTCTTATACTAAAAAAAGTGATGGCACTGACAGTGAAAGGGGCATTATGTACAATGTGCGTAAAACCCAAACCGCTAATAGTAAAGCGGTCTTAGGTGCGTATGGTCGTTGTATGAATGGTGGACCAGAACATCAAACCAACGAACATCAAGCTTTAGTTCTTGGTGATGGTCACATTCTTTGTAACAACAGTGGCGGCAATATAGAAATGGGTGATGGTATTTGTTCATCTGCCGCCGCTGGTATAGGCCAGAAAGCAACAGCTAATCCATCTATGATCATTGGTATCGCCCAAGAAGCAGTAACTTTTTCTAGTGACACCGAAACTAAATTAGTGGCTGTCCAATATGGTCTACAGCAGTTTATTCCGTGGAGTTAATGCCACATGCCTTTAACCAAACTACAGTTCAAGCCCGGAATTAACCGTGATATTACTTCATATTCAAATGAAAGTGGTTGGGTAGATTGTGATAAAGTTCGGTTTAGACAAGGCTTTCCTGAAGTTATTGGTGGTTGGGAAAAGTATAGTCCTGAAACATATATTGGTACTGTAAGAGGTTTAATAAACTGGACTGGTTTAGATGGTTCTGATTTTCTTGGGATAGGAACAGAGTCTAAGTATTATATTGAACAAGGCCAGCAGTTTTACGATGTAACTCCTATAAGAGCTACTACGACTAATGGTATTACCTTTGCCGCCACTAATGGTTCCTCTATCATAACAGCTACAGATTCAACTCATGGTGCTTTGCAAGGTGATTTTGTTACCATATCTGGCGCGGTTAGTTTAGGGGGTTTAGTAACTGCGACTGTTTTAAACCAAGAATACCAAATAGCTTCTGTGCCAGATGTAAACACCTATACAATTGTAGCTAAAGATACTTCTGGAGCAACAGTTACAGCAAATGCTAGTGATAGCGGTAATGGTGGTTCGGGTGTTGATGGTGTTTATCAACTTAACTCTGGTCTTAATACAGGTGTAGGTGGTACTGGCTGGGGTGCGGGTACATGGGGTAGAGGTACATGGGGTTCTGCTGCGGCACAGACTGTAGCAACAGAATTGCGTATCTGGACACATGATAATTTTGGCGAAGATCTATTACTAAATGCTCGTGATGGAAGCATACTTTACTGGGATAAAAGCGATGGACTTACCGCAAGAGCGGTAATTGTAGATACAACTAATTTTGTAAATGCTATTGAGCCACCTATTATTGCCAAACAAATTATGGTTTCCGATGTTGATCGTCATGTAATTGCTTTTGGCACAAATCCTGTTTTTGGGACAGAGCAAGATCCTTTATTAATAAGATTTTCAGACCAAGAGTCTTTTACTGATTGGAGCCCTACAGCAACTAATACCGCTGGGGATTTAAGAATTGGGTCAGGTTCAGAATTTGTAACCGCTGTGGAAACTAAACGTGAAATAGTTGTTATTACAGATAGTTCTGTCCATTCAATGCAATTTATCGGTGCTCCTTTTATTTTTGGTATTCAACCGATAGCTGCTAATATCACTATCATGGGTCCAAATTCGGCTGTTGCAGTAGATGATGCAGTATTTTGGATGGGTAGACAAAGCTTCTACTTATATGATGGACGGACAAAACAACTACCTTGTACAGTAAAAGAGCGTGTATTTTTTGATTTTGATTATGATCAAAAAGATAAAGTATATGCTTCTGTTATATCCGAGTTTACAGAAATAATCTGGTTTTACCCATCTGAAACTAATTCACTTGCTAATGGTGGCACTGGTGAAAATGATAGGTATGTAATTTTTAATTATGGCGAAAATGCTTGGTATTATGGCAATCTAGGACGTTCAGCCTTTTTAGATAGAGGTATTCGGGATTTTCCAATAGGTGCAGCAGATAATTATTTGTATAACCATGAGCTTGGGTATAATGATGATGGTTCTGCTATGTCTTCCAGAATAGAATCTAGTCCTATTGAAATCGGTGAAGGTGATCAATTTACTTTTATAAGACGAATCATTCCGGATTTTACATTTAATGGTTCTACTTCTGCTGACCCTACGGTAAATGTTACATTACAAGCTAATAATTTTCCTGGAGCAGATTATCTTCAATCTGAAATTGCAAAAGTAGATAGAACAGCTACCTCTACAACTGTTCCTTTTGAACAATTTACAAATAAAGCGGATGTTAGGCTTCGAGGCAGAGCTTTTTCAATTAAAGTTGATTGTTCTACAGAAGGTGTTCGTTGGCGGCTTGGTAGTCCTCGTGTAGAAACAAGGCAAGATGGGAGGCGATAATGGCTAGTAATGTAACACCTTTTCCACGTCTTCCTACTCCCCCTAAAAATTTTGTATCTACAGCTAATGCAACGGCATCTGAGGTTAATGCACAATATTTAACAGATTTAGTAAGAGCTTTAGAAGTATTTATAAGACAGGTGCAAAATCCTCAGTTAAACTTTCAAGAAGTACCCCTAAGTGGGAATAACAACATATTACAACAAGGTGATATTTATATAGCAGATGGTGGGTTTTTAAAGATAATAGGTAAGACAGAAATATTTAGTGGTTCTGTTTCTGCAACAGGTTCTATAGGAGCAGTAACAATATCTGTTTCATAAGGTTGCATAGAGGTGAAATTGCGTTTATGATGCAAGTAGCATAAATATCAGGTATTGCTACCCTGCATCTCATTTTATAAGGAAAGTAAGATGCAAGGTATAGCGACACTCCCATACGAGGTACAAGAACAACCTTTCATTCCGACAGGTGGTTTAGAAACAATG